GATGGTAGCCATTTAAATAAATAAATATGCAAACTCTTATAATTATAATTTCAATAGTAATGTTTTTAACTGCCTTAATGTTGGCGTTAACAGTTTACGGTATATTTACAGATAAAGATAAGGACGGAATTCCTGATGCTTTAGAAGATAAATTTAACCAAGTAGTAAGCGATATAAAACAAGAAATTGAAAAGATTAAAAAATGAAATACTTTACGTTAGATGAATTTGATTCACCTGACCACAAAGGTAGTGGTGTTAATATGGACAGTAACTTTCTTGAGTTGCTCAACAACGCCCGTCAAACTGCAGGGATACCATTTAAAATCACAAGTGGATATAGGACGGTTGAGCATAACAAAAAAGTTGGAGGTGTTTCAAACTCAAGCCACCTATCCGGTCTTGCGGCAGATATTAGTATATCGTCCGGAAACGAAAGATACGTTGTTCTTAATGCCCTTATTAAAGCAGGATTTAAAAGGTTGGGAATCGCTAAAACCTTTATACACTGCGATACCGACGGATCAAAGACAAGCTCGGTATGGACATACTAATACGGTAGGAAGTACGCTATGGAACAATTAATTACCGGTTATATTGTTTTTCGTTTATTAGAATATTTAATAATAAAAACCTTTGGCTGAAAAGAAAAAATTTAAAGATACCCAAGTAGGCAAATTCCTCTTAAATAAGATACCAGACGTAGTTGGAGCCGTTGCCGGTAATACCGCCGTAGGGAGTGTTATACAAGCTATTATTGGTGGCTCAAGTATGAGCGATGCTGACAAAGAAATAGCACTTAAAAAACTTGAATTAGAGAGAGCCGAAATAGACGGTACAACAAGGCGCTGGGTAGCCGACGCAAGGAGCGGATCTTGGTTATCAAGTAACGTAAGACCTTTAACTTTAGTATTTTTAACCGTTAGTTACGTTATAGGTTGGTATTTAGGTTACCCTTTAGACTCAATTACCGGTCTTCTCTCGATCGTTATTGGAGGATATTTTGGGAGCAGAGGTATAGAGAAGGTATTTGGTAATAATAAACATCAATAATGGCAAATCAAAAAGTTATTAACTACAAAAAAGTTAAAGTTAAAAGAAAGGGAATACATAGTAAATGCAAACAATCGTCTTTAAAATCGTCAAAGAATTATACTAAGAAATATAGAGGTCAAGGTAGATAATGTTTATAATTCAAATACAATAATACTGGATTATTAAAAAAAAACGAAGTAACTTTGGTGGGTAGTGGGTAATTAATTACTTTATTATTTTATATTTAATATAAGAAATTTATAAAAATTTTAATTTATATTATGAAAGTAGACGACGAAATAAGGAAAATTACTAGCTATAAAACTTGGAGCGTTAAACGTAAAACGGATACCTTATTAGAAATGGACGCTATTAACTATACTAATCTAGGTACTGACTCAACTAAAACAGAAAAGAAAAACGTTAAAATTATTAGTAGAAAAATATATAGAGCTATATCTATTATTAATCCTTTAGACGGTTATATACTAGAGGCTCATATGAACGAAAAAGATCTAAGGAGTCTAGTAGATGCCCAAAACTAAAAAACCTTCAAGGAGTAAACTTGTAAAGAAACTCGATACGGTATTTAGTCAATGGGTAAGGTTAAGTAAAGCGGATAAAAACGGATATTGTACTTGCGTAACTTGTTCTAAAAAATTATATTGGAAAGAGATTCAAGCGGGACATTTTCAAAGCCGGAAACATTATAGTACTCGTTGGGACGAGCTAAACGTTTTCCCGCAGTGCGTCGGTTGTAATGTATTTAAATACGGAGAGCAATATAAATATTCTCTTTTTTTAGGAAAAGAAGCCGCAGAAGTATTATATTTGAAAAGTAAAGAAATTGTAAAGTTCTCTAGTAGCGATCTAGAAGATATGATAAAAGATTATAGTCAAAGACTAAAAAAGCTTACTTGATTTTTTTCTTGTAAATTTGTTCTTTGTTTTGGGGCGGCAGAAATGTCGCTCCTTTTTTTGTTAATTATTTTTTACTATCTTTACAATATGGAACAATTTACAAAAGCAGAACTCTATGGCAAGGTACAAGAACTGCAATACGAAAACGAACAATTAAAGAATCAATTAATTTTAAATACAAAGATCAATGGCTAAGAAAGAAACAAATATAAACGAAAAACTATTTAATCTACAACAAGAGATAGGTACTATAAGCAAAGACGCGAGTAACCCGTTTTATAAATCTAAGTACTTCGATATAAATTCTTTGATAAAACAATTACAACCTTTATTAAAAAAGAATAAGCTTTTACTATTACAACCTATAGAGGAGGATATAGTAGTAAGTAAGATACTTTGTATTGAAGGAGGCGGAGGTATAGTAAGCGGTTTAAAGTTGCCTCCTATAACGGATCCACAAAAGTTAGGTAGTTGTATCACATATTACCGAAGATATACTTTAGCTAGTTTATTAGGTTTACAAGCTATAGACGACGACGCAAACGCTGCGACCGGTAATATAAGCCCGACTATCGAAAAGCCTTGGTTAAATAAAGATACGTTGCAATTTACAAAAGCAATAGATTTTTTAAATCAAGGAGGAAATATTAAAGATATAGAAGCGAAGTATAAAATAAGTAAAGCAGTTAGAGATGAGTTATCTAAACTGTAAAGTAAAAAAAACATATTACAACTCAATTTATAATAACAAACCAATTAAAATAACTATATATGGAAATTACAGGAAATATCAAACTAATAACGGAAACGGAAACGGGAACCTCAAAAGCGGGGAAGGAATGGGCGAAACGTCAAATAGTAGTAACGACTAACGAAACGTACCCCCAAGATATCGCAATAGATTTTATGGGCGATAAAATAACACAAATCAATAATTTTGAAGTAGGGAACCCGGTAACGGTTTCTATTAATATTAGAGGTAACGAGTATAACGGTAAGTACTATAATAGTATAAACGGTTGGAAGATAGCTAATACTATAGGTCAAGTTAATAACAACGATCAACAACCCGCTAGAGAGAAAGTAGAAGATTTACCTTTTTAATTTAATCGGGGGTTAATAGCCCCCTTTTTTTATACCTTAATGATAAAACTAAAACAAGGCGAAGAGTTTCCTAAAGACTTTTGGAATTATGACGTAAACGCTATAACCGGATACTATATAGAACCTCAACGTAAAGAACAAAACGACAAAGTAGCAAGAAAATACCATAAACGATGATAGCGCATTCAAGAAAAATACAAGATAAAATATTAGATATAAAATACGGTAGGATAAAACAAGGTCTAAAACTTGATATACCCGAGATTGACGAACACTTAAGGTATAAGCAGGGAAATTTTAATTTAATAATTGGGCACGCAAATTCGGGAAAAACCACCTTTTGTGTTTATTTATTTGTTCTTTGGGCGGTAAAGCATAACTTAAGGTTTTTAATATGGTCAAGCGAAAACACTCCTCAATCTATAGTAAGGAAAATAATAGAGTTTAAAATGGGTTTACCAATTACGGAAGCTTCGGACGAACAAATTAATAATGCTATTTCTTGGTGCGACAACCACTTTAAAATAATAGACGTCGACGATCTATATACCTACAAACAATTAATTAACGAAGCTAAACAAATTAAAAGCGTTTGGAATTACGATTCTTTATTAATAGATCCTTATAATAGTTTATCTAAAGATCCAACGTTACAAAAGCTAGTAGGTAATTCGCACGACTACGATTATCAAGTGGCGAGCGAGTTTAGGCTTTTAGCTAAGAAACAAAATATAACGCTATATTTAAACGCGCACGGAGTAACAAGCGCAATGCGGTCGATACATACAAACGGAGAATATCAAGGCTTACCTAAACCGTTAGGAATGGCGGACGTAGAAGGTGGGGGTAAATGGGGAAACCGGGCTGACGATATTTTATGTATCCATCGTTATACAACGCACCCGAGTGATTGGATGTATTCTAATATTAGTATACTCAAGGTAAAAGAGAACGAAACCGGCGGAAGACCTACATCGTTCGATAATCCTATAAAAATTAAAATGAAAATTAATAACGTTGGATTTGAGTTTTTAGGATCCGATTTATTAAAAGAAAAACCAAAAGAAGAAAAAATACCGTTTTGATTATAATAATTTTTTTATTAGTTATTGCGTTTATTTTTATAGTAATAGGACATATAAAGAAAGCTGAGATATTTATAAGCCCGATAAAAGGCTTTATGGTTGGTTTTTTATATCACAAAGACGAATATTTAGAAGAGGACGAGTTTACCCTACAATGTTTGTTAGGGGTAATTAGTTTAAACGTAATATGGAAAAATCTGCCGAGTGGCTAAAAATAGTAGCGAAAGAGCATAAAAAATGGATTAAGCTTGTTAATAATTTAGGAGAGTATAGCTTTGCGGAAGATATAGTCCAAGAGGCTTATATTGTTTTATATAAATATACTAACGAGGAAAGTATAATAAAGAATGGAAAAGTATCTCAAGGATATATGTTTTATACTTTACGCTCGGTTTTGTTTCAATTTCATAACGCTAAAAAGAAATTTAAAAGACAAGATATAGACGATAAAGAATTCTTTAATAAAATACCTAATATCGATAATTTAGACGTTGAACAAGGTTATAATAACTTTTGTCTTCTTTTAGATAAAAAGGTAGATACGTTTAATTGGTATGATAAGAAACTTTGGAAGCTTTATTCTCAAACCGATATGTCAATAAGAAAGATAGCGTCCGAAACCAATATAAGTTGGGTAAGTATATTCAATAGCTTAAAAAATATTAAGAACGATCTAAGAGAAGATTTAAAAGAAGATTACGAAGATTGGAAAAATAGAGATTACGAACGATTAAAATAAAAATTATGGAAAACTACAAAGGAGACAAACGTAGTAAAGAATACAAACGATGGAAAAAAAACTTAGAACAATCTAGTAAAGGATTAGGCGATAAAGTCGAAAAGGTCTTTAAGGCGACAGGAATAGATAAGGCGGCTAAATTTATACTAGGAGAGGACTGCGGATGCGAAGAGCGTAAGAATACTTTAAATAAAATCTTTCCAAGTAAAAAGATTAATTGTTTAACGGAAGACGAATATAATTATTTAGATACTTTCTTTAAACTAAAATCCTCTAAGGTTACGCCCGATCAACAAGCCGAATTAATATTAATATACAATAGAGTATTTAACGGTAACGCCGTCGCGACAAGTTGCGGTAGTTGTTTTTTAAACGGAGTATACGATAAACTAAATAAAATATTTAACGAGTACAACGATTGAAAGAGAAGGAGCTTTTTGAATATCTAATAAAATGTTGTTACCCGGATCTAGTAAAAGCTAAAAAGCAAATGTCTCGGTGGGATTGTTATAGCCCGGATAAGAGCCATAGGATAGAATTAAAATGTAGGGGTAAGCATTACGATAGTTTACTTATTGAAAAAAAGAAGTTTGACGCCTTAATACTAAAGTGTAAAGAAAATTTAGATATACCTCTTTATATAAATTATACTCCTAAAGGCGTATATAAATTTAATTTGTATATTGTTAAACCAATTTGGGAAATACAATACCATAATAAAACGACTCAATTTAAAAATAATAGTAAGATACCAAAGGAGGTAGCAATGTTAGATATCAAAGACGCGGAAATATTATAGAATAATTATAAACAAAGAAACAATGAACAAAAAAATAAACAACCTTAAAGAAATAGAATACTATACTAACTTTAATTTAGTAGGAGAGTATATAGTAGAATCAAGAAAGTTAAAGCCGGAAAACAAAGCTTTAAACGATATGTACTACGCTTGGCAAGAAGTCGGCTTTTACGCTAATAACCTTATAGGTAACGAGAGACATTATAACGATTCCTTAAGCGAGTATAGAGGCGATAAGATAAGAGCGGTAGAACGATCAAGGAAAGCCGAGGAAAAAATAAAAAGTTTAGAGCAAGAGATAGAAAAGCTTAAGATAAGAATAGAAGTAGGTATTTAAATAATAAAACAAATGAGCGACTCAATAAAGAAATGGCACGAGATACAAGACGATAATAAATGGACTACCGATAGTACCGGGTACTCTTATAACAATATACCTAAGGATCCTATAGTTGAAAGCGTATTAAATAAGTATAAGACTAGATCAAGAGACGGTATTATAAAATACAATACTACTCTTTACGATAACCCGGACGGGTTTTATAAGTTTCTTACGCATCTTCAAGAAGAACTTATGGACGCTACCTTATATATAGAAAAGATAAAACAACAAAAAAGTTAATAAATTGTTTGTATGTTAAAATTATTTGTTTATATTTGAGTATTATTAACAAACAAATAACAAGATGAAAACAAAAACAAATACAGATTTTTTAGAATTATTAAGTAGAGAAGAGGTAAAACTTGAAGTCTTTGAATTTAAGTCTCATATTCTCGGAGAGCTATTAGAAGCTACAATTATAAGAAATACTATTAACGAAATAGTAAATGTTATATCAATTACAAGAAGAAACGGAGAACAATTAACCTCTTGGGACTTTCAAGACGCTAGTCACGATTTACATAGACAATTAGATTCTTTTTGGAGATAATAAAAATAGGGGGAGGAAACTCCCCTTTAAAAACATAGAACAATGACAAATACAATTTACACTATCGATTGCGATTACTACAAAAAATCATTCGAAACTATTAGAGAATTAGTTGAAGATATTATTAATTCGGGAATGGATACGGATTACGAAATTTTAAAGAACGGTAAAAAAACCGGCGAAGTAGTAGATAACCTTATAATACTTTAAACAATGACAAATATTATAGAAAAATTAATAGAATTATACGATCTCTCGTACGAAAGAGAAGACAACTTAATTATATCAAGTTTGATACACGATACAATTATAGAAATTGTAAGAGACGATTCAATAAAGGCGGAACAAGGTCGTCTTATATTTGATAGGTTAGATAAGATTAGAAGACGATCTAATATAAAAATAAAAGCTACGATATGATAACATTATTAAACGGGGAAACTTGGGGCAAAGAAGAGATCTTAGCTCAAATGTACGACGACGAATTTTATTACGGTCACTTAGGCAAGTACGCTTTAAGTAGCTCAAGCCTTAAAACTATTCTTAAAAGTCCTAAAACTTATAGAAACGTAATTAAGTACGGAGATCCTAGTTCGGGAAGTCCGGCGTTATCTTTAGGTAGACTCGCTCATTGGATGTTGCTAGAGCCTAGAAAAATAGATAAAATACATTTTGTAGATACATCTAAAAAGAATACTAAAATATACAAAGAAGCAAAAGAGAACGCTAAAGGTGCGGAAGTATTCTTAACAAAAGAAAAAAAAGATACCGAGAGAATAACCGACGCGGTACTAAGAAACGAAGCGGCTTTAAAATTACTTAGTAATTCGAATTTTGAAGTTCCCGAGATCGGTTTACTTGAAGGATTACCATTTAGAGCAAAGGCGGATATTATTAAAGGCGATACTATTATAGATTATAAAACATCAAGCGACCTTAGAGGATTTAGGTACGCGGCTGATAAATACTGTTATGACCTTCAAGCCTATTTATATTTAAGACTCTTTAATAAAAAGAAGTTTACTTTTTTAGTAGTAGATAAAGGTAGTACCGATATAGCAATCTTTGAAGCTAGCGAGGATTTTATCAACAAAGGAAAAGACAAGTTTTATTCCGCCGTTGAGAATTATAAATATTTTTTCCAAGATAATAACGATCTCGATCAATACGTTATGCGCGGTATACTATGAAAGAATTTAGCTTCGATACAATAAAAGATTTTGACGGGCATATAAACAAGAGTATACCTTCGTTTAATATATTACTAAATTTAATAGAAAATATCTCTTATAGTTTTATTAGAGATAATTACAACGTCTACGACCTAGGTTGCTCAAAAGGTAGTTTACTTTTAAATTTAAGTAAAGGAAATAAAACAAATACTAATTTTGTAGGATACGATATATCTTCAAACCTTTTACCTAAAGATAAAAACAAAGTTTACTTTTTAAATAAAGATATAACCGAAGAGGATATTAAGTTTATAGATCCTTCTTTAGTATTATCTATTTTTACTTTACAGTTTATTGATTACAATAAGAGACAACCTTTATTAAATAAGATATACAAATCTTTAAATAAGGGAGGAGCTTTTATCGTTGCGGAAAAGGTTTTTGTTAAGGACTCTTATATACAAGATATTTTTACTTTTGCTTTATACGATTACAAAAGAAATAACTTTACTCCTAGCGAGATTTTAAGTAAACAAAAAGACTTAAGAAAGATAATGTTTCCCCTTAAGGAAAAAGAAAATATTAAGCTATTTAAAAAAGCCGGGTTTAAAAAAATAGAGCCTTTCTTCCAATCCTTAAACTTCAAAGCTTGGTTATGTATAAAGTAGAATACAAGCCTATAAAATTAAAAGACGTTAAGGAGGAATCTAATAAAAAACTATTTAACGTTATTTCTTTCTTTGCCGGAGGAGGAGGTTCTTCTTTAGGATATAGAATGGCGGGAGGAAAAGTTTTAGCAATAAACGAATTTGTAGAAAGCGCTCAAGATACTTACCGGGCTAATTGGGAGGATACAAAAATATACCCTAACGATATAAGACAAATAAAAGGAGAGGATATACTAAGAGATCTTAACCTCAAGAAAGGAGAACTAGATATATTAGACGGCTCCCCTCCTTGCGCTTCGTTTTCCGTAGCGGGCAATAGAGAAAAGGATTGGGGCAAAGAAAAGAAGTATAGTAATAAAACTCAAAAGACCGACGATCTATTTTACGAGTTTGCTAGGATAATAAAAGAAATTCAACCTAAGACTTTTATAGCGGAAAACGTTAAAGGTATGTTAATCGGGCAAGCTAAAGATTTATTTGGCAGCGATCAATTATCAATGTTCGGAGAGCATAGCGAGACGATATACCATACTTTAACTAATATAGGTTATAACGTTTCTTATAGAGTTTTAAACGCTAAAGACTTTGGAGTTCCTCAATCAAGAGAAAGATTAATTATAGTTGGAGTAAGAGACGATATACAAAAAAAGTTTAAATTTCCTAAACCTTCAAACTATAGATTTAATTTAAAAGAAGCTTTCGAAGGATTAGAGAATACAAAAGAAGAGCTTAAAGAAGCTAATATAGAAGCTTACTCTATATATAAAGAATCTAAGAAACTTAAAGAAGGAGAGCAAAGCGTAAAGTATTTTAGTTTAATAAAGACGGATAGGAATAAACCGTCGGGAACTTTAACCCAAACGGCGGGATCGATATCAGCCGCTTCTATAATACATTGGGAAGATAGAAAGTTTACCGTAAGCGAAGCAAAAAGAATAATGAGCTTTCCGGACGATTATAAATTAATAGGAAAGTATAGAGATAAGATAGAGAGACTAGGGAGAGCCGTTCCCCCTTTATTAATGAGATCGGTAGCTAAACAATTATATAATTTAATTTTAAAAGAACAATGAAACAAATAAATATATTCGGAGAGATAGAAGAAAGAAATTGGTTTGATGATAACTTAAAACAAATTAAGATAGGTCTAGAAGGCGAAAGCCAAATAAGAGCATTACTAAGTAAAAAGAATATAAAGTTTATGCAAGCCGACTTAATATTCAACTATAACAATCAATACTATTGCGCGGAGGTTAAAACACAAGAAAAATATTTAGCTCCTCCGTTTGACGGACACGGCTTACCAATGTGGCAAATAACCGCAAGGATAGAACTATTTAATAAGACCGGGATTATACCTTACCTATTTATTAGATGCTTAACCGATAACTTAGTATACCATCAAGACTTAAGAGAATTAATGCGAACCGAATATTATCAAACAAAAGGAAAGTCACCAAGAGTAATATTTAATTTAAGCGAATTTAAAAAAAGTAATATTGAGTGAACCACAATAAAATAAGAGACCATTATCTTTTAGCCCTAATAGATATAGCAAACGGTAAAAATATAATGGAATTAGAGGAAGCTATCGACGACTACGAGGAGCTTGAAGAGTACGAGGCTTGCGCCGGTATTTTAAAAGCAATACACGAAAGCGGATATTTAACAATAAAAGATTTAATTAAAATAATAGATAAAAATGAATAAAGAAACAATACAAAAATTAGTAGAAGAATTTTACGAACTTGATATAACTCGAAATACTAGGAAAAGAAACTACGTTGAGGCTAGAGCAATGTATTATAAAATAGTAAGAGACAATACAAGATTAAGCCTAGAGGCTATAGGTAAAACGGTTAATAGAGACCACGCTAGCGTATTTTACGGAATTAAATCCCTAAGTAATTGGATTGATACCGATCGATCTATAAAAGCAAGATATAGATTACTAGAAGAGCAAGTAGAAGAGTTTAAGTCTATAGCTACGGATAGAAACTTAATTAAAGAAGTAGATCAAAAACTAGCTTTAGAGTTTAGTAGATTGAACCATAGGCATAAAGAATTGTTAAACGAGAATATAGGACTCGCCTTAGAGTTGAAAAAATTAAAGGAGGATCATAGTAAAAGAGAACAATTTTATACTAGATACGGGTTTATAAATTAACAATAACTTAAAAATCTTATTATATAATTGAATAAACAATCTATTTCAATATGGATAATCGAATAAATAACGGAGGAGCTAGAGAAGGAGCCGGAAGGAAACCTAAGTCCGAAGAGATAAAACTAGTAGAAAGATTAAGCCCTTTAGAGGACGATGCGCTTGCCGCTTTATCGGAAGGAGTTAAATCCGGGGATATCAAATGGGTTACTCTATATCTCAATTACTATTTAGGAAAGCCTAAAGAAACTAGAGATATTACTATCAACGAGGACTTACCTCTTTTTATTGATTAATGCGGGTTAAAAAAACCAAGGCATTAACGAAATTAAGAAGTCTAGATAATAGGATCAAGGTTGTAAGAGGCGGAACCTCCGCCGGGAAGACAATTTGTATCTTGCTTATCCTAATCGATTACGCTATTAAAAACGAAGGAAAAGAGATAAGCGTAGTATCGGAAAGTATACCGCATCTCCGTAGAGGTAGTTTAAAGGACTTCTTATCGATCTTAAAGGGACTCAATAGGTATAAGGAAGATCAATTCAATAGGAGTACCTTAAAGTACACATTTACAAATAATAGCTATATCGAATTCTTTTCAACGGATCAACCCGATAAGCTTCGCGGTGCAAGACGAACCGACCTATATATTAACGAATGTAATAACGTACCCTTCGACGCTTATAATCAATTATCGGTAAGAACCTCCGGGAATATATGGCTCGACTATAATCCTTCGAATTTGTTTTGGGTAGACAAAGAAATAATAGGGCAACCCGATACGGATTATATAACCCTAACTTATAAAGATAACGAAGTACTTCCTCAATCGATAGTAGACGAAATAGAGAAAGCAAGAGAGAAAGGTAAGACCTCGACTTATTGGTTAAATTGGTGGAACGTCTACGGACTCGGAAAAATAGGATCTCTAGAAGGCGTATGTATTCCGGATTGGAAAGAGATAGATAGAATACCTAACGAAGCTAGACTATTAGGATATGGCTTAGACTTCGGCTATTCGGTAGATCCAAGTTCGTTAATCGCTTTATACAAATGGAACGAAGCCTATATTTACGATGAGGTTCTTTATAAGAAAGGAATGCTCAATAGAGATATAAGTAGATTCTTAAGTCAATTAGAGATTACCGAAACTATCGTGGCGGATTCCGCAGAGCCAAAGAGTATAGCCGAATTACAAGGATACGGACATTCTATTTACGGAGTAAGCAAAGGAAGAGATTCCGTAGTATACGGATTAAACCTAATAAACCAAAACGAGATATACGTTACCGCAAGAAGCAAGAACTTAAAAAGAGAACTAGGAGGTTACGTTTGGGCTAAAGATAAAGAAGGTAATACCTTACAAAAACCAACAGGGCTACATCCGGATTGTATAGATGCGGCACGCTATATTTTAACCGATCAATTAGAAAACCCGAATAAAGGCGAGTATTATATTTATTAAAAAAAGTTTGGTAGTTAATAAAAAGTTTATATCTTTGAGTATAATTAAAAACAAAGACAAATGGAAACTAAAATATTTTATACGGAAACGGGATACGATAGAACAAGCTACATATTTTTTGAGATGAGAAAAGAAACAAAATGTTTTTATTACTTAGAAGCTATTGGAAAACATAACAACGAATATGGCGTTAATCCTGATAGAACTAAAGTTACGGGAACAGGATTTAGAATTAAAAAAGACAACAAACGTTTCATACAATGGAAAGGACAATCTTTAAAAGAAAATAGAAACTACACTTATACAGGAGCATAACACAAGAAATAAATAATTAAAATAAATTGTTTATTAATTGTTTATTAAATAAATAGTAGTATATTTACAAAGTAAAACAAAAACAATTAAAATTATATCAAATGACAAATTTAACAAAAAAACAATTCAATCAAGTTTTAAACTTAAAAAGCGATATTATTAAAATATCAAGTGGTAATGTAGCTTACAAATTAATGTACTATATGTATGTAAAAAAGTTAAAAACTAATTACCCTGCAATAAGACAAATATTAAATTTAACATAAGAACACAAGGGGGGCAACCCCCTTTTTTATTAACCAATAATTATATTATGGAAAACAAAGTAGAATATATAATGGTAAAAGAATTAACAAAAAAAGAAAATAGAAAGAACCTCATCAAAATATTTGGTGGTGCATTATTATGTGGCTTATTTGCAATAGCTTCAATGTATTTCTTTTTATTCTTTATATTGTGGGCAAATGAAATAACAGATAAAGTTGTTGGATATTTTTGATATGAAAGAAGCTTGTTGGTACGAAGAAATATACGTCGTTCAAAAACCTATAAAAGTAGGAACTAAAAAAGGAGGCTACGACGTTACCTTAAATATAGATTACAAAGGTAAGAATACGATTGAAGGAAACGAAACGTACAAACAAAATTCTAGAGAATTAGAAAACAAAATAGAAGAGGCTTATAGATACGCCTATAAGAGATTTATATTAAGAGAATAGTTTGGGCAGCTATAAATGTCTTTTTCATTTGTTTGGGGAATTAGAGGAGCTTAACTAGGTTCCTCTTTTTCTATTTATACAAATTAGGTTTAATTTTATTATATATATATGAAAGTACAAATAAACGTTCCGGATAGTTTAAAAGATATTACTCTAGAGCAATACCAAAGATTCGAGAAGATAAATACCGAAGAGAATAAAGATAGCTCCTTCCTACTACAAAAAATGATAGAGATATTTTGTAACCTCAACCTTAAAGACGTAGCTAATATAAAATACAATAGCGTTCAAGAAATAACAAACCATTTAAATAAAGTCTTCGAAGCTAAAACGGAATTAATAACTACTTTTAAATTAGGAGGTATTGAGTTTGGATTTATACCCGAGCTTGATAATATAACTCTAGGAGAATATATAGACCTCGATACTTATTTAGGCGAGTGGGATAATATGAAAAAAGCTATGAATGTCCTATATAGACCTATAACTAATAAGAATAAAAATAGATATACTATAGAGGATTATAAAAAAAACGATAATACCGAACTTCTAAAAAGTATGCCTTTAAATATCGTAATGGGATCTCTTGTTTTTTTTTGGAATTTAAACAAAGAGTTATTGCAAACTACCCTGAGATATTTGAACAAAGAAGCGAAGAAAATGAATATGGACCAGCGGCTAGTTTTGGAAGAAAATGGGGATGGCTATCCTCTATATACGGTCTCGCACAAAAAGATGTTACCAAATTTGAAGATATCACAAAATTAAACGCACATAAATGTTTTCTATACTTAGCGTTTGAGAAAGAAAAGATAGAACTAGAAAGAAAACAAATAAAAAATAAATGAAAGGATTCTATAACTTAACGGATAAATTAAAAGATACTTTACTTGCGGAACCTTTTGTTAATACGGTAACCTTTGGAAGCTTAGACGATATAGATCTAAACAAACAAACTATCTTCCCGTTGTCTCATATTACGGTAAACAATACAACCGTAGGAACTAATATATTAACGTTTAACGTTAGTATCCTATCAATGGATATAGTAGATATAAGCAAGGCGGAGACTACGGATATATTCGTAGGTAACGATAACGAGCAAGACGTTTTAAATACTCAACTAGGATTATTAACTAGAGTTATAAATACGCTACAAAGAGGAGATCTTTTTACGGAACTTTATCAAGTAGACGGAGACGTAAGTTGCGAGCCTTTTGTAGATAGGTTCGAAAACAAGTTAGCCGGATGGGCAGCTACCTTTGACGTTAAAATTGAAAACGATATGACGATATGCAACTAAAAGAAGTAAATAAAACTCTTAATAAGTTCGGTAAGTACGTTGTATCTCAAGCTAGAGCGAATCTAACTAGAGGTAAAAAGAACTATACAAGAAACCTATACGAAAGTATTAACTATATACTAGAGGAGTCTAAAATAGGTCCACGTATATATTTTGAGATGGACGATTACGGTATGTTTCAAGATCAAGGAGTTAAAGGTAAAAATCCAAGTCTTGTAAAGAACGGGAAACAAAAAGCTCCAAATAGTAAATTTAGTTTTAAGAATAAAATGCCTCCTCAAAAACCATTATCGGAATGGGCTAAAAGTAAGAGTATAAGATTAAGAGATAGTAAAGGACAATTTAAAAAAGGAAGCTACCAAACTATAGGCTTTATATTACAAAAAAGAATATTTGCTCAAGGTATAAAACCAAGTCTATTCTTTACTAAACCTTTTGCTAAATCATTTAAGAACCTACCTCCGGAATTAGCAAATAGTTTTGGTATAGATATAGAAAAAATATTAAGTTGATATGAGTACAAAGATAAACGTAAGAAGCCCCTTTTATTTACATTTAGTAGAGCCTAGTCCTCCCTTACCTGACTTTAATTGTTCGGTCGCAAGCTTAGTAGGTTTTGAAGTAGATAATCAAGGTATAATAACTTTACCTAGTCCCGCCGTTGGAGTTATAGATTCTATATCGAGCGACGACGGAGACTTTTCTAATAACAAGTTCCCTACCGAAACAACGGATACCTCGAGAACGATAAAAATAAAACTACTTATTCCTATAGGTTACGCAAATACGATTGATATCTTTTTTGAATGTCCCGTTACCGCAACGCAACCGGGAGTAACTAGCTCGGTCGTACAGCCTACGGTTTGTTCCGGTGGACCAGGTACCTCGGGAAGTATAAGCGCTCAAAGTTTATCGGTAGGCGGATCAAGTGTAGATATTGCTTTAGCGGGATTCTTTACAAGCGAAACAACATACGCTTTTTCTAACTTAAATCCTAACTTAGTAACGGCGGCGTTAAGCGGTAGTACTTTAACTTTATCGCCAAATGTAATAGCGGGATCAACTACGGTTTACGCAATAGGGAGAGACGCTAGTTATCCGACAACTTGCGAGGCTACTCAAAGTATAGCGGTTACGGTAACGGATAGTACTACGGCTTTTAGTTGTACCGCTCCAACTAATCCGGCTTTACAAGGAGGAGGTATTACTCAAGCGGGGGCAATAACAAACCCTACAACAATAGGAACTATAACAAAGATAATGGCAACCTCCGGAGGCGGAGCGATAACAAGTGTAGCGGCAAATAGCGGATCGTCGGCTCAAAACGTAACTTTGTTTTTTAATATTACGGTACCTTCGGGTTATTCAAACGCAGCGGCTACCGTAGAATGTTCGGCTACTTTCTCTCAACCGGGAACGACGGCTCCTACGTTTACTTGTTCTTTAGCAAACCTTACAGGTCAAGCAATAGCAAGAAACGGTGCTATATTTTTAGGATCTTCAACCCTAGGAACGGTTAAGAGTTTTACGCCTCCGACAGATCCTTTTAAAGACGTCCCGACGGACACTTCAAGAACGGTAGTATATCAAGTAGAAATACCTTCGGGTTATTTAAACGCGGGATCTACAATAGATTGTAGCGTAACAATGACGCAACCGGCAACGGTAAGTATTTGTGGATCAAACAATTTCTTTATAAGTTCGGGAAAGACAACGCAGGAGGGACATTGTAACGCAGCTTACGGTGCGAATAAAGCGATAAGCTCAACGGCGGCAAGTTTAAACGCGCTTCTTAATAGTCAAGTATGCCAAGGCGGTGTAGCCTTCGACGGTAACGGATTATATTACGGCGTATTTACTTCGTCGGCTTCAAGTGCAATAGGAGCGGTAGGTAAATCTTATTATGTAATAAAAATAGAAAGTACGGGAATAGTTAGCGAATTAGCAATAGTATCTTGTAATACTACGGGCGGAGGAGCTGGCGTAATAGTTTAAAATTATGAGTTTAAAAAGTGTAGTAGTAGATTTATATATATGGGATGGTACGATTTCCGATCAACCTATAACGCCCGCGTATACAATTAATAAAAGTGTAATAAGCGGACAAACAAATATAACTTTAGAAATAGCGGAACTTGTAAGGGATTATTTTACTATTACCTTTAACAACGATTACAATTCTATTGCAAGATATGTACGAACCGTAGTAAGTTCTTTTGACGATAGCGATGAGCCTTTCGATACGAATCCTATTGTAACCGATTACGTCGCTTTAGACGGTTACGGATATTTTGAAGAGGGAGCAAATCCGGAGTTAGATAGACACGCTTTGATAAGTTCAACGGATATATATCTTCCCGAAGGTACCGTAGGAAAGTTTCCAATATTTGCCGAAGGAGTAGGTAAGGTAATTATAGATTCAACGACAACGCAAATAACCGATAACGGAAATACAAACCAAAAAATACAATACGTTTCAATCCCCGCAAATACCTCAACTATACAAGTTTTCGATACGGACGATAGTACGATTAAAAAGACAATAAAGGTAACTAATATTTGCGAACCAAAATATACTACTTTTAAAGTAACCTTTGTAAATAAGTTTGGAGCTTTTGAAGATTTGTATTTCTTTAAGAAAACTAGCGAAGTAACAAACGTAACCGATGAGCTATTCAAGAAAAATATAATTACTAATACCTCTTCTAATTATAATACTTACGAAAATCAAAAAGGAAGAATAAACGTAAACGCTCAAACTTCCTTAACAATGAATACCGGGTATGTAAGCGAGGTTATGAATCAAACAATAGAAGAACTATTCTATAGCGAAAACGTTTATATAAGATACGAAAATAAAACTCTAGCTATAATACCTAAATCAAAATCATTACAATACAAAACTTCTTTAAACGATAAACTAATAAACTATACCATAGACTTCGATTTCGCGTTTGATAGAATTAATAATGTTAGATAATGTTACAACTACAAATTTATTTTGATGGTCAACAAGTAGAACTTTTTAAAGATGAGAGTATTGTATTAACACAATCAATTCAAGATATAAAGGATATACAAAAAGTCTTTGTACCTTTTACTCAAACGTTTAACGTTCCCGCAAGTAAACAAAACAATATAATATTCCAACATTTCTATAACTTTAATATAGAAGGATTCGACGCTCGTAAAAAAACCCGTTCCGAATTATACCTTAATTATAAGCTATTTAAAAAAGGTAAGATAAAACTTGAAGGAGTACAACTTAAAAACAACGAACCGCATACTTACAAGCTTACTTTCTTTGGCGATACTATAAATCTAAAGGATCTAGTAGGCGAAGATAAATTAACCGCTTTAGGTCAATTAAGTAAATACAAATTCGACTGGACCGATACTAATATATCAACCTATATGGCAACCGGATTAAACGTAGCTACTCCAACCGGTACAATGGTCGACGCGGTTATAGTTCCTTTAATAACGCATACGGCTAGACTAATATTCGATAGTAACTCAAGCGTAACTAATACCGATACTATAAAGAATATAAATCCGTCTGCGGGTACAAGTACAGATTACGGTGTACCTTATAGTCAATTAAAACCTGCAATTAGATTACTAGCTATAATACAAGCTATAGAAATAGAATATGGTTTAACTTTTAGTACGGACTTTTTTAATAGTACAAATACCGCCTTCTTTAATTTGTATTTATGGTTACATAATAAAGAGGGGGATTTTCAAACAAACCAAGACGCTCAATATCAAGGAATAAATATTACAAATAAAGTAGATAAAAAACAATTCTTTACCGGTTTTAAAAACGCAAGTTATTCCTCTTTTTTAGACGATATAAAAGCTAGAAAGTATTTTAACGATAGAAACTTCGATAAGATATTTAGAAAAATGAACGTTATAGTTGTACCTAACGGAGCAGCCGTCTATACCCTTGTAATTAAAAAAGACGGTCAAGAGTTCCAAAGGTTTGAGAATCTAACAGGTACTACCTCGTTAGGGCAAACGGGGACGCTTAAAGATAAAGATTGGCTAGAACACGAGGACGGAGTATTTACTTATTTTATAGAAACGGAAGCGGTTTCAAGTTATACAATAACAGTAGAATTATTAGTCGGTAAGAAAGGAATAGGAAGAGCGCATCCAACCGGATCTTTTCAATTAACCGCGGCAAAGACGGCAGATGATCCCGCAGATCCTTTGCAATTAGTACCGGATATTAAAGTGTTAGACTTTCTTACTTCTATATTTAAAATGTTCAATCTTACAGCGTTCCAAGATTTAGACGGTATTATACAAGTTAAAACATTAGACAACTTTTACGCAAGTAGTACAACGGTACACGATATAACTCCTTTTATAGATAAGACGGAAACTATTACGGATACCGTATTACCTTTTAAAGAAATAGATTTTAGTTACGAAGGTACCGATAGCTTTCTAGCAAACAACCATTTCCAAATAGCCGGCGTTGAATGGGGATCCTTAAGATCCGACGGATCGAACTTTCAAGCTACAAACAAATTCGACGGTCAACCCTATAACGTTAAATTACCTTTTGAGCATTTTAAATACGAACATTTATATACTCAAGCAAATAACGTAGTAAGTTCAAACGATAGCGGAATACAATACGGATATTCGGTAGACGAAAGCGAAAGCCCGTATTTAGGTAAGCCTCTTATATTTTACGCAGTCAACGCAAACGCAACAATTAGAACTTTAAACTTAGCAAATACAGCAGGTGCGTCCGTTGCTGGTCCATATATTCCTTTAAACTGCGAAGCGACGGGTAGTACTTCGTTAGTAGGAAAACAAAGTCTAAACTTTAACGCAGAATTCGATGAGTTCTCAAGACAAATAAATAATAAGAGCTTATTTGAAACTTATTATAAGACTTATATTAAAGACGTCTTCGACGTTCGTAAAAGACTTACAAGCGTAAAGGCTTATTTGCCTATGAGTATTATTTATAAATTAGATTTAGCGGATCGATTTATATTGAATAATAACGAATATAGAATAAACAAAATATCTACAAACTTTGAAACAGAAGAAAGTAGTTTAGAACTTACTAATATATTTGAAGCTCCCGTATTTAAACAGTTAAAAGTATTACAAGATAATTGTTTAACTGTTGATACTACGACAATAACCGCGGATAGTGTAGATTTAAAAGTAGATTCAGGATGCGACAATCAATTTACTTTACCAAGTATAAAAACGGGTATACCTAGTACGACGGTAAACAACCCTACAAGTGTATTTGCAAATACAAGCTTAACGGTAACTCCTCCAACAATAGCAACCGATCAAATACCGGTATCTACTACAACGGAGGTATTCTTTAGTCATAAAATAACGGCAATAGGTAAAGTAGGTAATACGCAAAAGCTCGACGAATACGGATATTTATATTCTACGTCTTTAACTAACTTAAGTTCTACGGATAACGTTGATACCTTAAAAGCATTCGGAGATATAACTACGGTACCGTTTACGCCTACGTTGGCGGTTGTTAAAGTTTTATTAGATAACAATTTATCGGTAAATAGTACTTATAAAAAAGCAGGTTTAACGCATCCTTCAATACTTTATTATAGATTCTACGCGAGAACTAACACCGACGTACAAAACGATAAAGCAGATGCGATAAGTAGTGTTGTATCGGCGGCTACCGTACCGGCTACTGTTAATCAATATAACAACGCAAGCGGAGAAAACCTTTATGGTATTGTTGGTACGGCGGGTTATATGAGCGCAGGCTCTCCGCAACATAACTTATCTAAAGGCAACTTCACTTTATATGGCGCCGAAGATCAAGATGGTATTATAATAGGAAATGTAATACAACCAAATGAAACCGCAATTAAAGAAATAGTCGAATGGTTATCTAGTGTCGCTAATCCAAGCGCGGGAACTTATTATCCTGTATCGCATACATTTAAAGCAATAAATAGATTTGGAGTAGATTTCTCCGCTGTATTTAATTTTAGCAATAAAACTAATGCTTTTGTAAAATATCATATGTATTTAAACGCTTACCCTATTGTAATGATTAAGGGAGGTACGGTTACAGGAAGTATAGTTACCGGAGGCTCTTTAGGATTGGCGTTTACGGTTGCAGATTTACAAAGTACTTCTTAAATAAAAAGATATGATTAAAAATATATTAGACTTATTAGAAATAGCTAAAGAAGAAAACGCAAGAGGCGAATTTATAGATATAGCTTTAGGAAAAAACAAACTACCGGAGTCAATCAAAGAAGGACTCAATCAATATAAAAGAGGATTATGGGAAAAATAGTAATGGACGTCGAGGTAAAAACCGATAGCGCGATAGATAACGTAGACGACTTAAAAGAATCATTAGAAGACGTAAGTAAGGAAACTAAAAACGTATCCGACGGAGCAAACGTTATGGGCGGTCAACTTGACGCGGCAACCGGAGGAGCTATAAGTAAGTTTAAAGGATTGACTACAACTATTGTAGGAGTAGTAAAAAGTTTTAAGTCTTTAAGGTTTGCAATTATAGCGACTGGTATTGGAGCTTTAGTTCTAGCTATTGCTGCGGTAGGAGCGGCGTTTACTAATTCCGAGGAAGGTCAAAATAAGTTTTCTAAAATAATGATGCAAATCGGCGTAGTTACCGGTAACGTTATTGATATACTAGCAAACTTAGGAAAAGGTATTCTATCCCTTACTAAAATATTTAGCGATCCAGCCGCTGCGCTTCAAGGATTCAAAGACGGAATCGGAGACGCGGTTGACGGAATTAAAAACTTTAACGAAGAGACTAAAAAAGAAATTGAAATAGCCGGACAGCTAGCGGATCAATACGCGGAGGCGGATAGAGCAGAGAGAGCTTTATTAGTTTCTAGAGCAAAAGCAAATAGAAGTAGAGCAGAGCTTTTAGAAAAGGCGGTTAATAAAGAAAAGTTTTCGGTTGCAGAGAGAATTGGATTCCTCGAGGAAGCGGGAGCTATAGAAGAAAAGATTACAAACCAAGAAATAGAAGCGGCGCGTTTAAGGTTTGAAGCTAAAAGAGAAGAAAATACCTTATCCGGTTCTACTAAAGAAGACTTGTTAGAGGAAGAGCAATTAAAAGCAAGATTAATAGATCTTGAAACGGCAAAGCTTACTAAACAAAAAGAAGTAACGAGTCAAATTATAGCCGCAAAGGCAGAGGAGGCAGCTGCGTTAAAAGCAATAAGAGATAAAGAAGCGGCGGATATAAAAGCGGCTCAAGATTTAAAAGATTCTCAAGACAAAGAGAGAAACGATAGAATAGCAAAAGAGAAAGCCGATGCTAAACAAAAAGCAGACCAAGCTGAAGCTATTGCAGAAAAAGAGAAAGAAGACGCGGAAGCGGCAGCGTTAGATTTAGCCGCTGCGCAAAGAGACAATACCTTAAACGCTATTATAGGACTAGCGGGAGAGGGATCTAAGGTAGGTAAAGCGGCGGCGCTAGCACAAGCTACTATATCCGGAATACAAGGAGTACAAAACGCCTATACTACGGCACAAGCTTCGCCAATAACGGTAGCTTTTCCGGCATATCCTTTTATACAGGCAGGTATTGCGGGAGCGTTTGCTTTAAAAACAATAAAAAGTATTGTAAGCTCTAAAAAACCTAGCGCATCGTCTAGCGGAGGAGGAGCCGCAACATCAACGCCTCAAGCTCCAAGTTTTAACGTTGTAGGAGCTTCGGATACTAATCAATTAGCCCAAGTAATAGGAGAGGACAATAAAAAGCCTTTAAAAGCCTTCGTAGTTAGTTCTGACGTATCTACGGCGCAATCTCTAGATAGAAATATAGTCGAAGGAGCTTCGATAGGATAATATATAACAAAACAACTTAAAAAATATTATATTAATATGGATATAGTCGAATTATTTATAGACGAAAACGACGAAGTTTCGGGAGTCGAAGCGGTAAGCGTAGTAGAAAACCCGGCAATAGAAGAAAATTTTATAGCTTTAAAAAATCAAGAGTTTAAATTTGCGGAGGTAGATAAAGAAAAACGAATATTGCTTGGTCCAGCGTTAATTCCGAACAAGCCTATATATCGTCAAACCAAAGATTCGGAGTATTATATTTACTTTAGTCAGGCAACCGTTAGAAAAGCGAGCGAGTTATTCTTTATTAGAGGTAATCAAAATAACTCAACGCTAGAGCATCAACTTGAGCTTAAGGGATTAACGACGGTAGAATCTTGGATTGTAGAATCCGAACAAGACAAAAGTAGAATGTACGATCTTAACGTACCTATTGGAACTTGGATGATATCCGTAAAAGTAAATAATGATAAAGTTTGGCAACAAGTCAAAGCCGGAGACGTTAAAGGATTTAGTATAGAAGGCTACTTTGCGGAAAAATTAGAAACAAGACCTAACGAGCCTATTAAAGATGATTTATCTAAAATAGAAGACGAGTATTTAGTCGAAGAATTAAAAGAACTTTTACAAGAAGAAAAATTAGAGTCTTTTTCGGATTATCCTAGCGGAGTAAAAAATAACGCTAAGAGAGGTATTGAGTTAAACGAAAAAGTAAACAACAAATGCGCAACTCAAGTAGGTAAAGTAAGAGCGCAGCAATTAGCTCAAGGAAAACCTATAACGACGGAAACTATAAAAAGAATGTTTAGTTACCTAAGTAGGGCTAGAGAAGATTACGACGAAAACGATACGAAAGCTTGCGGAACTATTTCCTATTTACTTTGGGGAGGTAAAGCCGGTTTACGTTGGGCGGGTTCTAAACTTAAAGAACTTGATTTAATGGAAGAGGATTTAAAAAAACCTTGTTACGACGGTTACGAAATGATAGGCTTTAAAATGAAGAACGGAAAAAAAGTTCCTAATTGCGTACCAATAAAATAATATGGATTACAACCCAAGTCCTCAAAACGATAAACGAGCTTGTCTTTGTAAAGACGGAGTAACCTATTCTCGAGAATGTTGCGACGGTAGTCTAGAGGCTCAAGGTATAGGTAATATAGTAAAGACAACTACAACAAGATATTATAAAGTGACTAGTTGTAGCGGAGGGACGAAGCATATACATACGCACGATTTAGATTTAACCGTAGGAGATATATACTATTTAAAATTTGTACATAATAATCATTCGGATTGCTATACTATAACCTCAACAAGAAATAACGGACACTTTGAAATAACTTCGGCAACGGCGTATAATAATTGCGGTCTTTGTCAAGCGGCTAACTAAAAATACAACAAACAAAAAAGTAATTTATTATATATATATGAAATCAACTGATATGCTAAATAAAGTAAAAGAAATTCTTGGGGTTGAATTATCCGAAGAAAAGGAAGTAAAGTTGGCACAAGCCGAACTTGAGAACGGGACTATTATAGAGTCGGAAAGCTTCGAACCGGGGAACGAGATCTTTATAGTAACGGAAGACGAGCGCGTTCCATTACCTATCGGAGATTATAAATTAATTGACGGAGAGACCTTAATTATTAAGGAAGAAGGTATAATATCTTCTATTGGAGCCGTTGAAGAAGAAGAGCCAACCGAAGAAGTAGACGCGGAAGAAGTAAAAGCGGAAGACGAAAAAGAAGAAATGGGTTACGCTACTAAGGAAGAACTTGAAGAAGTTAAAAAGGTAGTTGAAGAAATTAAAGCTATTCTTATTCCTAAAGAGGAAGAAATGAGCGAGGACGTAGAAACAAGTGTTAAGTCCGAAGAGACTACAACAAAAACCGTATACGCTCAAAAAGAAGATTTATCCGAAGTAGAAAAGGTTAACCATAACCCGGAGAACGAAACAGAAAAGAAGATGAATCTTTATTCTCAAAAAAGAGGCAATACTACTTTAGATAGAGTAATGCAAAAAATATCAAACTTTAAAAATTAAATTAAATGTCAACAAAAATAACAACAAGTAACGACGTATTAAGAGCTAGAACGGAGCAAGAAACTCTTACTACTACTCAAGATATCCCTGTAAACAAAGCAGGTACTGAATTTAATATAGCAACGGATGCGAAAGTTATGACGCTTCCAGCTATTTCTTCAGAAAATATAGGAATGGAATTTACTTTCCGTAATACGGGAGCGGACGGTAATAACATTATTACGCTTAGTCCGGCGGCAACGGATGCGATTCACGGAACTGTAGCGGCTGTACAATCGGGCGGTGTAGATAATAAAGATTGGATCAATACAAAAGCAACTGCTAATAAAGGCGATTGGTGTTCGATCAAAGCCGTAGCGTTAACCGACTGGTATTTAACAGGAGGAGACGGCGTTTGGGCAAGTGAATCATAATAATTAATAAATAAAAAATATACAATGGGAACGACAAATTCATTAACAACTACATACAGCGGTGAGTTCGCAGGTCAATACATCTCGGCAGCACTTCTAAGTGGTTCAACTTTGGATAACGGATTAATTACCGTTAAACCAAATATTAAATTTCAAGAAGTTATTAAAAAAGTAGCTTCTGACGATATCGTAAAAGATGCAACGTGTGACTTCGATCCAACATCGACGTTGACATTAACTGAGCGTATAATTACACCGTCAAATCAACAAGTCAATTTACAACTTTGTAAAAAAGATTTTCAAAACGATTGGGATGCTATCTCTATGGGATTCAGCGCATTCGACTCTTTACCAACTTCTTTTGCTGATTTCTTGATCGGTCACGTATCGGAAAAAGTAGCTCAAAGAACGGAGCAATCAATTTGGAACGGAGCAGCTGCAACGGCTGGACAGTTCGGAGGTTTTAAAGAGCTTTTATTAGCAGACGCGGACGTTACGGACGTAGGCGGAGGAGCTGCGGTAGATTCTTCAAATGTAATAGCAAAATTAGGACTCGTAGTAGATGCGATTGGTAGCTCACTCTATACAAGCGATGACCTATTTATATATGTATCGCAGAACGTAGCAAGAGCATATGTAAGAGCGCTTGGTGGTTTTGCCACTAACGTTGGAGCAGCGGGTATTAACTCGGACGGTACTCAATGGTATACCGGAGGGACACTTTCGTTTGATGGCGTAAAACTCGCAGTAGCTAACGGATTAGCGGATAACACGATGGTTGCCGCAGAGAAAACTAACCTTTACTTTGGTACCGGTTTACTATCGGATCATAACGAAGTAAAAGTGATCGATATGGCGGATATTGATGGAAGCCAGAATGTAAGAATCGTAATGAGATTTACGGCTGGAGTTCAGTACGGGATTGGAAGCGACATCGTACTATATTCGTAATAGATAATTAATCAATTAAAAGGGTGGGTAAGCCAATAAGTGCCTACTCACCTTTTTTTTTATAAAAAAATATACAGATGGCGTGTGATTTAACACTTGGTAGAAAAGAACCTTGCAAAGATGTTGTAGGGGGATTAAAAAATGTTTATTTTGTTGATTTTGGTGATTTGGGTACGGTAACCTTAGCCAATGATGAAATTACAAATATGACTGGTAGTTCTGGAAGTTTAACTGCGTTTAAGTACGAATTAAAAGGAAATAGCAGCTTTGAACAAGCTATTACCTCTTCTCGTGAAAACGGAACGACTTTCGTTGAACAAACCTTAACTTTAACTTTAAAAAAATTAACGAAGGAAGATAATAAAGAGCTGAAATTACTGGCTTATGGTAGACCTCACGTAGCGGTGGAAGACTATAACGGTAATGTCTTTATGATGGGATTAGAGCACGGTGCGGAAGTGACCGGGGGTACTGTTTCGACTGGGGCAGCTATGGCAGACCTCTCGGGATATACTTTAACGATGGCGGCATCTGAGCTTGCACCTGCTAACTTTATGGATTCGGATACAAAAGATGTTGACTTCCCATTTAGTGTAGTAGATTACGCTGGTTTAGATGGTACAGTAACTATTACTTTAGGAACAAATTCTTAATAGGGTTTTTATTTGGTAAAATTAGGGGGTTTTTAGCCCCCTTTTTTTTATACTACTAAAGCGGCGTAAAATCTATTTGGATCGTAGAACTTTATAGTACCATACCATTTTTGACCTCCGTCGTAACAAACGGTAATAGTATTATTTGGAGCTATTATTTTAGAGTCTCCGTATTCCGTACCTTCTAAATCATCAATATACCAACCGCTAGGAGCGTTTTCAACTTTTAATACTAATTTTTCTAAGTTGTATTCGCTTCTTTCTAAAAAAACTTTACGTCCTTTATTGTCTTCGCCTATATATTTACGATTAGCAATTTTTAAAGCCTTTTCGTTTTGTTCTTTTTGTAACCTTTCTATTAATTGTTGTTTTGAATTTTCCATTTTATTTGTTTTTGTTATTTTTTTACTTTGTAAATATACAACCTTTTTAGATATAAACAAATAATAAACAATTTATTTTAATATTTAATTTAACAAAAAACAAGTTTTTTTATTATATATATATGATAGTATTGCAAGAAACTAACAACGCTCAAAATATAAACTTTATACCTAGAGAATATACCGCCGGAGCTTCTTATACTTTTAATATAGTAGACGAAACTCAAAATAAAAGCGTATATAGTCAAGCGACAACCGGAGTAACTCAAAACCTATACTATAATAGATATAGCGCTTCTTTTACAACCTTAAAACAAGGTATTTATTATATGCTTACCGTTTTATCCGGTACAAACGTTATCTTTAAGGACAAAATATACTGTACTAATCAAACCGATTTACCTCAATATACAATCAATAGCGGAGAGTATACTTCTAACGATACTACAAACGAATTTATTACAATATAATGGAGAACCTACATATAGTTAATTTAGCCTCTTATAATAGACCTCAAATATCCGAAGACAAGCAAAGAGAATGGGTAAATTACGGAGACGATAATAATTACTACCAATATCTTATAGATTTATATACCAATTCTACAACTAATAACGCAATTATTAACGGTATAGCAAATATGATATATGGCAAAGGAATTGACGCTCTTAATAATAGTCAAAAGCCTAACGAATACGCCGCTATGCGATCTATAGTATCGGATCATTGTTTAAGAAAAGTTTGCTTAGATCTTAAATTACTAGGAGAGGGATCTTTTCAAGTTCTTTATCAAGATACTAAAGTAATAAAGGCGGAGCATTTTCCTAGACAAACCTTAAGACCGGAAAAATGTAACGAAGACGGAAAGATAGAAGCTTATTATTACGCTGCCGATTGGACTAAAGTAAAGCCAAACGATAAACCTCAACGAATCGCTTCTTTTGGATTTGGTAACGGTAAAGAACCGGAAATTAAAATATGTAAAAGATACGTTTCCGGCTACGATTATATATGTCCCGTCGATTACCAAGGCGGACTAGCTTACGCGGAACTAGAAAGCGAGATATCGGATTACCTTATTAACGACGTTCAAAATAATTTTTCGGGCACCAAAATCGTAAATTTTAATAACGGTTCACCGGACGTTAATCAACAACTCCAAATTAAAAACGACGTAATGCGAAAGCTTACCGGCGCAAGAGGAGAGAAAGTAATAATAGCCTTTAATAATAACGCCGAAAGCAAAACAACGGTAGACGATATACCCTTAAACGACGCTCCGGCTCATTACGAATACTTATCTAACGAATGTAGCAATAAGTTAATTGTAGCGCATAGAGTTACAAGTCCTTTACTTTTAGGAATAAGAAACGATAGTAACGGACTAGGATCAAACGCGGACGAAATAAAAACCGCCGCTTTACTTTTTGACAATATAACTATAAAGCCTTATCAAGATCTTTTAGTCGATTGTATAGACGATATACTAGCCGTTAACGATATAAGCCTTAAACTCTATTTTAAGACGTTACAACCGCTTTCTTTTATTGAATCGGACAACTTAGTTACCGACGAAGCTAGAGAGGAAGAAACGGGCGTTAAAAGAGATTTAAGCTTAAAAAGTCAAGTAGTAGATAAAGACTTCGCTATTATAGACGATCGTTTAGCTTATTCAACTAAAGAAATGGCTATCGAAGGAGCTAAAAATATAGGCTGCGAAGGTTATCACGAACACGAGTACGAGGGCAAGATTTGGTTTATGCCTTGCGAAGAACATAAACAAAGTAATTTAAGCGCCGAAACGGACGAAAAAATCTTTGATTTACTCAACGAGTTTGGCGAAGACGAAGATTTAGAAAATTGGGATTTAGTAGACGAACGTAAAGTCGATTACGATCAAGAAGAGGCTTTAGATAAAATGGTAGGTTTAGCAAGAGTAGGACAAGCAACTCCAAATTCTAAAAGTAAGCAAGACGAAACAAATAAAGAAGGAGTACAATTTAGAGTAAGATATCAATACGCTCCTTTAACGGTTTCGGCTAATAGTCGAGAGTTTTGTAGAAAAATGGTAGCCGCTAGAAAATTATATCGTAAAGAAGATATAATGCAAATGAGCAAACAACCCGTTAACGCCGGCTGGGGACCAGACGGAGCCGCTACATACGACATCTGGCTCTATAAAGGCGGTGGATCGTGTCAACATTTTTGGATGCGTAAGACATATATGAGTAAAAAAATAGGAGAAAAAGCAAACGTTCCAAAAGACGAAATAAGCGTTAACAAAGCAAAAAAAGAAGGTTTCAAACCCGAGACTAACAATACTAAAGTTGCGAAACGTCCTAGAGATATGAAAAATAGAGGGTTTATAAAACCTAAAAACTTTACAACACCGAGATAGTTATGGCAGAGGCATTATTTGTAACTAGAAAAGATATAGTTAAGTATACTTCGGTATCCGGAGGACTTGATACGGATCGTTTTATACAATACGTTAAGATTGCGCAAAATATACATATACAAAACTATATAGGAACGGATCTTTATAATAAGATTTCTACCGATATTAAAGCGGGTAATTTAGCGGGTAATTACGCTACCCTTGTTGAGACGCATATTAAGCCTTGTTTAGTACATTGGGCTATGGTTGAGTACTTACCTTGGGCGGCTTATAGAGTCTCAAATCAAGGTATCTCTAAAGGTACTAGCGAAAACTCCGATAGCGTTTCAAAAGAAGAGGTAGATTTTTTAGTAGAAAAAGAAAGAAAAACGGCTCAATACTATACCGATAGAATGATAGACCACTTCTCTTTTAACGCCGCTAGTTTATATCCGGAGTATTATAGTAATAATAACGACGACGTTTTCCCGGATAAAAGCGCGGATTATACAGGTTGGGTTATATGATTAAAAAAATTAGAAAATACAAACCGAAAGAACAAAATATAGTTAAGTTAAAAAACTATTTAAAAAAGATATATAACAAAAACGTAAAAAAGTAATTATAATAGTATGGCTAATAGTATAAATTGGGGATCAATATATTGTCAAATGATAACAGACTCGGGATTTGGTTCCGATACGGCTTATTCGACTAATAGTATACCCGATATCTCGGCACCAAGTTGTTGGGGTACTTTTGAGTTAACCGCAGATTTAACGCAAATTTCCGGTACTCCGTTTTTAGCCGATACAACATTATATAAAGCAGATGCAACACAAATATAAAATTTAAAAAATGGCTAAACAGGTTATTAATATTGGAACTACAGCAAACGACGGAACCGGGGATCCTATAAGAGATGCCTTTGACAAGGTAAACGACAACTTTACGGAACTTTATACAGATGATGCAGGAGATGTAGGAAGTATTACAGCAACAGCACCAATAGCAAGAGATTCAGCAACAGGAGCAGTAACAATATCTCTTTTAGATGATG